AGATGCTGATGATGTTGTAGAAATTGATACTGTTCCTGTGACTGGTAGTGGATTACTGGAACTTACGGGAGCACTATTGAGATTGAGTGATACTTGCCCTGTTGTTCCAATTCCTACTGTTCCTTGAACTGTAACAGTAGAACCAATACTTGATACTGCGACTGTTGTGACTGGATTGGTTATATAAAAACTTGTATTTGAGATTGATACTGTATTGGCAATAGAAACAGTTCCACCTACGGTTACAGAAGTAACAGGATTTAGAATATAAAAACTTGTATTGGAGATTGATACTGTATTTCCAATTGATACAGTGTTCAGTAATGTAGAAATACCGACTGGAAGATATGGAGTTGTTAATGTTCCACCTGTCCCAACTTCAACTATGTGATTGTGAATTGGATTATCCGCAGAACTTGTAACGGTTACTATTCCCGGAATTGTAATATCTCCATTAATAGTAATATTGGAACTTCCAAGAGATACTGGAAATGGATTATCAATAGTAACTACTTCGCCATTCTTATTGGCAATCATATTGACTTCAAAAAGGGTCCTTTCTTGATTCAGAAAGTCCTGTTCATTTTTATTAAATTGTGCCATAAATCAATCACTCCAAGTCAATCTTTCTGGTCTGTATCGTTGTGCGTTTTTAATTCTTGAAGTATTTAACTGACTTGGATAAACGTTATGAACGATTGCTCCGGGATATTCTCCCTGAAGTTGTTCAGCAAGTTCATTTTTATCCAGCATTTTACCTTCAACTTCCATACGATAAAGTCTTCCTTGCCAAACTACATCAGCAAGAAAAGACTCTTTAGTAGTTTCTGGTTGCGATGCATTCATATAAAGATTTCCATTGAAATCTCCAGAAATATTAATGCTTTCTGAAAGGAATTGTTGAAATGATTTCATTTTAGTTACAGTTCCAACGACGACGTGCTGCTTTTCCTCTTTCCCCATTCCAAGACTGAGAACGACTACAAAAGTTTTTACGTCGTTTCCAGTCCTTAGATCCTACTTTCAATTTTGATGGATCAGTAGTAACCGCAGTTTGAAGTTTTGATCCTGGATTTTCACGACGATATGCTTTAACTGCATCAGGACTTAATCCATCAGTTTTATCTTTACGATTTACTGATTGCCAGTCTTCAGATAAACCAAAGTCTGCTCTCCAATTCGAATACTCAATTAACTCAGATTCAAATTCATAATGTGCAACTTGTAGTTCAGATTTTTTCTTTGCTAAAGGTAATTGGGGACCGGTTCTCTTTAAAAACTGTTCTTTTTCATATGGATTATCAGTTCTTGCTCCTTTATTATAAAGTTTTTGAGTCCTTTGCATCTCTTTGTGCTTTGAAGGATCGATAGGAGGTAACATTTGCTCATCAACTCCTTGAAGTTTTCCTGCTTGTTTAAGAGCAATAATTCTTTGTCTAGGAGTCATTTTGTCCTTCCTATTCATAATTTTTTTAACAGCAACATCAAATGGTTTTTTATCAGACATTGTATCTGTGTCTGAAACTTGCTCTGCCATTTCTCCACTGTCAACATAGTCTGCTGCAGAATCAAGATAATCTGCAGCTTTAGTAATCTTTGATTGTACCCATGCTTCAATATTCCCTTCACCTTTCATTTTTTTACGAAGTCTTTTTGCTGCAGAAATAATAGTTGATATTTCAGAACGAGCCATTGATTTCTCATGATCATATGATTCTGGAAAATTACCAGGATGTGGAGTATTTGGAGTATAATCTTTCAATTTAATAGGCATTGAAAACATATCCCAATATTTTGGTCCATATTTACATTCGGTTCTAGTTTCTTCTTTTTTACATTTTGGACAATATCTTGCCATTCCAGTTTCTTCTTTAACGGGAACACAATTTGGAACCATTTTTTTACCTTTCTTTTTCATACCTTCTTCCTTATAACCATCCCAGCAATCTTCTGATTTTGTTCCCCAATTAGCAGCACCAACTTTACGACATTTTACAAGAGCACCAGAAGCATATGCACTTGGCCAAACATCATATCTTGATTTTACTTTATTATAGCAAGCATCTTTTTTACCACTGCCTTTGCCTGCTTTATCCTTTACTTCTTGGAGATCCATTTCTTCTGTTCTTACATTTGTTGGTTTTGAAGCACCAGTTTTTTCTGGTTGATTTGGGTCTAAACGATTTTTTCTTCTTCTCGCAGATTCTTCTTCATCTTTAGAAAGTGTTCTTTTCATTTTAGAACTTCCACACTTTGGTGTAGAAGTTTGACCAGGTTGACGAGCACATGGTTTACCTGAAAACTTTCCACCAAGTTGAACCCATCCCATTTTTCCATCAGATGATTTGGATTTATTGAACCAATCGTGAAGACCTTCATCTCCAGACTTGGTTTCTTCCTTTACATCTTTAAATTTTTTATGATGCTTTTTAGCATCTGCCTCCATTTTTTTCAAACGAGTATAATAGTCTGGAATTTCGTCTAAATGTTGAAGAGCAATTTCTGTTGCCAACTTCTGATTCTTGGTATGTTCGTGTTCAATTGGAGCACCCATATCAAGTTGCTTCTGAATAAACGAAACTTCAAGACGATGCTTTTTGGCAATCTCTTCCACCGTTTTATATGGTTTCAATTGCTCATTCATTGGTTAAAACTTATTACTCTTTATTATTTAGAAAACCTTGTTTTAACAATTTTGAAAGGTCTGATGTTGATCCAACAAATACAGCATTATTAGTTACATTATTTGTTGTTTTTACTGTTTCCTCTTCAACTTCCTTAAGTTTTTTCTGAAGATCTATGAGTTTATCAGTAACATCTCCGACACTTTTAATTAATTGTCCTGCAACTTCATATGCTCTTGGTTGGTCACTTTCGGAAGCAAGTTCCATAATTCCATTAATTGCTTCTTGTCCCTTTTCAATTAAAGAATAAAGATTAGCCCTTGTATATTCATAATCTTTTTTAATGTCCCCAATAGATGATGTGGACAATTGGGTTGGGATTTCATTTTTATCATTTTCAACTTCAATGATAGAACTTTCAATGTTCAACACTTTATCGATAGAATCATAGTTGTTTTTCATAATACTTAAATATCTTTTTGTTGAATTGCACTATATGATTTTGAATCTGAAAATTGCTCCCACGTTTCATTAAAACCAAAATCATCATCTGGATTGGCATCTATTGGATCTGGTACAACTGTATATCTTACCTCTCGCTTTGTATTTTGAACATCTGTATTCGAATACAAGTCAACCTGAACTTTTCTAATAAGACCATCTGTACTAGTAGAAATTGGACCAAACATATATGATTTGGCAGTAAATTGTAGAGTATAAATTAATATTCTTCTTGTTGAAAAGTCACCCTCATATTCATCTTTCATTCCTATACTATCTAAAACTATAGGAATATCTCTTTTTTCTCCTATAGAATTGACTAAATCTACGGTAATATTGAATGCAGGTTGAAAAAATGGTAAAATTTGTTCTATAATTTGCAACATGTCATCATTTAACTTTGTCATTATATTAAGTTGAAAACCAATATTATAAGGAACTGGTAAATAAACTTTTTTTAAATTTTCACCATCAATTGCTTTAAAAGTTTGCGTAATATTTGCTTTTCTGGATGAGTCATATTGTATTGATGTTATTTCAAATGACATCCTAGGTAAAGTCATTGCAACAGGTTTATTTAACTCTGCTTGCTGTTCTAACCTAGCAAGAAATTTTTGCATAGGACCATATGATAATGGCACTCTCATCTCACTATATGTACTATCATTTTCATCTTTATGCTTTATATAAATCTGGTTAAATAAAGTACCAAATGAAATAATAGTTTTTCTGATGATTTCGTGATAAAAATAAGTTCCTAACATTAGTAATTTCCAAATGGATTTGATTCTGAGAAATCTAAAATCTGATCTGCAGCTTCTTCAATTTCATCGTTTTGTTCATATTTATCAGAGAATTCTGAATTTGATATAACTTTTATACTGTAAATTGCAGAAGAAGCAGATCCAACTAAAGTTTCACCAGCAACAAAGTTACCATCAATAACACCAACTTTAAGAATATTTGTATCTTTATCCCAAGATTTAACTCTTGCTCTTGTTCCTGATGTTGAACCAGTAACTATTTCATTGAATGAATATGTACCAATTCCTGTTAGTAACGGAGGAGGAGCAATTGTAATAATAGGAGCAGAAGTATATCCTATCCCAGCATCTTCTATTAAAATTTGAGTAATAGTTCCCGAAGTACTGACAACAGATCTTCCTCTTGCCGTAATTGCAAGTCCAGTAGTAGGAGAACTAAAAGTTACTAATGGTGGAATAACATATCCTGCACCATTAGTTTGTATTCCAATATTTCGTATTCCATAATATCCATTCACAATTTCGCAAGTAGCAGCTGCACCTACACCAGATCCATTAGCATATATCGTTACTATCGGTGGTGTTGTATATCCAGATCCAGTATTAGTTAATAATATTTCTTTTATAGAATAAACACCAGAAATTGAAGTAGTTATTGCCACTGCAGAGGCATTTATTCCTCCAGAAGGTGCTGTAGAAATTCCAACAGTAGGTATTCCCACATAATCGTAACCATCTTGATTTAATATTACTCTTCTAACATATCCACTAGATATTCCTGCAGATGCTGTTGATCTTTGTCCGAAAGAAAAAAGTTCAATAGAAGTAATATATCCTTGACCCTCTAAAACAGTATCTATTTCTTCAACTGTAGTATTGAGATTATTCCAACCACCAACTTCATCTTCATATTCAAATAATTCACATCTCAATTCATAAACATATGTTTTTCCTAATTGGTAAAATGGTTGCTCATGCTCAACAAATTTTACTTCGAATAACCTTTTACCTAGTGGGAAGTAAATAATGTCACCTTCTCTTGGTCTAGAGGATAAAATAATTTCATTATCGTCCATACCATCTAAAAAAGGTGCTATAAAGTCTTCAAACCTTTCTTTTGAAATTATCAATGTAACTTCATCCTTTAAACTCATTCCAAATTTTGTTAATATATCACCAGCACCAGTATATCCATCATATGTGTTCACATAAGCCTCTATTGAGAAATTATCATCAAATTTGGATGAAGTAACTTCTCTAATAATAGTTTCTTTTCTTACAAACTTTCTTGGAATGTATGAAACTTCAACTCCATACATTCTTAGTTGTTCATTAATTAATTCTTGAATGAGTCTTTGCTCACTCGGAGATCCTTGCTGAAAAAATGGATTTAATGCCATTATCCGATAAAATCGTATGGTGGAAGTTCATATTCTAAGGCCATTATTTGTTTGAGATCTTGTAATTCTTTTTCTGCATCTTCGTATATTTCTCTACCATTTAACTCAATACCACCAGGCAATTTAACACCTCTAAATTTAATTAAATTTTGACCCCACTGTTTTTTAATTAATGATGTAAGATATTTTTTTAGAAAACTATCATTATAAACTTTGGTAAAATCATTTGGATCTAAAATTCTATAACAATCTATAACTAAAAATGATTCTGGTTTTTGAGAAGACCAGTCAATATCAAGATACATTCTATTCTGTCTTTTATTAAATCTTATTTGCTTATCAGTGCTTAAAAGAAAATCTATATCTTCCAAATACGATTTAACCATAGCATATTGTAATAATTCAACTGAATTAAAATAATAAAGATCATTTAAAAACAATTGGTATTTGATACTAAACATTCCTCCCGAAATTGAACTAGTATCAAATTTAAAAACCTTTTCAATTCCTATAACAGAATCTGGTACTTGTATATAATTAGAGGTTTCGTAAAAATTAAATGTTTTAGAAACACCATCTATAGTTGAAGTTCCCGTAGTCGTAACAATTCCTGGTCCTGATGTATTTCTTGCTCTTCCTCTATCAATATCATCTTGAGTTATTTTGTACTTTAAATACATTCTTTCTACACCATCAAAATGCCTCTCATGGAAGTATTGTAAGGCATCATCTACCAAATCATCTATTTGATCATCATCTACGTTAATCTCTAACACAGGAGCACCTAGACGCCTTAAACAGTAATCAATGAGTTCTTGTCGTGATGATGGTTTTGACATTTATTTGCTCGCTGTGTAGATTAACCAATCTTCAAAATATATTTATGACCAAGTGGTTTCAAACATAGACATTACTTCTTGTTGCTTCAAATACATTTTACAATATAATTTTGAAAATTTTCTTAACTCTTCAATTGATAATGAATCTATTACCCTAGCATGTTTTTCATATTCAAATAATTTATCAATACTTTCAATTTTTATGTCTTCTGGATTCATTAATTAACTCCCGAATTAAGGATTTTATTTCAGATACTTCATTCTTTAGATTTTCAATCTCTTTTTTATGTGAAGATCTTGAACTAATACTATTTACATATTGATCATATGATGTAGTATCAGTATTAATAATAGCACCACTTTTCTCATCACGATATAAATTTGGATGTCCTTGTACTGGTATCATGATATTATGCTAATGCAATTGATCTTAAATCTTTAAATCTTGGATAATATGCTTGGTTTGTACCATACATTACAATTTTAATTGTATATCCAGTAAATGGTCCTATTCCAGAAGCAGTATACTGATATTCTAGGAATTGATTTTCTAAACTAGGTTGTACATATCTATCAGGAAGTCCACTATTTTTTGAAACATCAACGATATCAGGATAACCATCTAAATTATTATCTGTTGTTAAATTATCATAACCAGGGAAAAATTCAAAAACTTGATCATTGTCTGGTTTATCTGGTTTAATCAAACTATACATAACTCTAAAGTTTGATGTTGAATGGCGATATGCTGATAAAATAACCTTTAATGATGAAGAAGGTTGAGATAATCTAACTGTATTTGATATATAAACCGCAGCATGAGGATCTGCTAATATAGAATTAACTCTATTATCAGAAATAAAATCATCTATTGGATTATTTAATCTAGCAACTGCAAATTCTGTAAAAGTACTATCCAAAAATATCATTGGTGATAAATTATAATTATTTGTGGATAAAGTAATTGCTGTAGTAAATGATTTATTTTGTGGCATAGAATCTAAATATTCCAATTCATTTACTTCAGAGCAAACAATGCGTACAGATGAAAGTTTATTTTCTCTTCCAATTTGAACATCTTCATACCCCAAATCTATAAATGAAGTTTCATTTCCATTTACGCTAGTTCCTCTTACAGTTCTTATCTGTGCAGAAACATTTGTTGCTGCGCCAGGAGAAATTACCTCATAAAATGGTATGACAGTATCATATTGAATATTTTCTGTAGCATAAGATTCTGATCCACCAACTGAAGATTCTAAATTAAATCCTAATCTAGGTGCATTGGAGGCAAAACCATCAACTGAACCATCAGAACTTCTATCTGGTCCATTTGGACTTGAATCTATATCCAATTCTACATAATAACTGTCTATGTCAATATTAGAGTCACGAATATCATGAGTTGTATTTATCCTTCTCAAGGAAACGCCATTTACTTCATATTTGTAAATTAATGAAGAAAATGGATGATTTATTGCAACAGTAGAATCTTGACCTCTTGTTATATTTGTTATGGATCCAGAATTAACAGATTCATATTTGATAATTTCATTATTAATCTTCAAATAACCTGGGTTCAATGAACTTACTGGAATACCTTCAAATGATGCAAAATCTGTTGTGTCTGCTATAGAAACATTGATTAAAGAATCTGCAATTAATAATGGTGCCGCAAGAGACACTGGTTTAACATTAGATGCAACATTACTAATTTTAAGTTTATTATTGGCAGCGTACATGCCATGTCCAAAATGATCAACTTTTATGATGTTTCCAGTATAAATGTCACCATAAGGAAGTGAATTTCCTCTAAAATATGTTGTAGCTAAAGAAACAACAGATCCACTATTATTATAATATGTTAATCTAGCACCATCAGTAAATGAATTTCCCTGTACATTTGTTAGATATAGGGTATCAATTGAAGAATTATTTCCAGTAATTGCAATTTTTGCATTTTCTCCAGTATTAGAAGAAATTGTAGATGTAACAATTCCAACTATATCTCCGACAGCATAACCATTTCCGGGATTTAGTACTGAAACTGAACTAACAGAACCATTTGTAGCAGTTATGTTTAGAGTTAATCCAGATCCATTTCCAACTATATTGTATGTTGATACTGAACTATCTGTAACATAGTTTCTTCCCCCAGTTGTAATTCCTAAACTAGAAACTGAACTACCAGTACCAACGATATATCCATAATTATAAGATTTTAAATCTTCACTTATTTTTCTACCTGGTGTTAAAACATCTATTAATGATGAATTGGTAATAGTAGTAACACCAACTGTTAATCTTCTTGGATATGATGTAATTGGATTATTGATTAATCTTCTCTCATACCCATTACTCTTTTCAAGAACTGGATTATAAAAGAATGCAACACCAGAAGAATTAACAAACTGTGCTTTATATAATTTAAATTTAAGATCTTGATATTGGTTTGAAGACCATATAGATCCATTTTGAGATTTAAATAAACTTCCTATAGCAAATTGCTTAGAATAAACTACGCTTTCACTATCTGGTAATATTGCAGTGCTTACAGTTTTTTCACCCATTTCACCAATCCAAACTTCATAATCGACACTTTCTGGTGCAAGAATAACAACTGCATATTCTAGATTTGGTGGTAAGAAAATTGGATAATCAAAAGTAAATCTAGTGGATACTGAAGCATCAGTAGAAATATTGACTTGATCTGGTCTTAATGTTACTGGATTTCCAATAATAGTTAAAGTTGGAGTACCTAACTCAACTGTTCTTATTTGAACAGTAACTGGACTATTTCCACTATCTTTCTTAGCAAAATAAAGATCAACTGCCGTTAAGAATACGCCATTTGAATCTTCAGTAAAGTTGCTAACTGAAGGAGCGTCAACATTCCCACCAACAACAAATGTTTGTGCTAAAGGATCAAGTCTTTCTGCTTGTTGTTGTATGATATTAGTTACATTAGTTACTCTTGTAATATTTTGAGTAATATTAGTAATATTGTTAATTTGTTCTGGTGGTAAATTAACTTGTGAAGTTGAAGATTGGCGGGTTGCGGAAATTTGTCTAGTTCTTACAGTATTTGTAGTTGTTAGAGTAGCACTTACATTAACTCTTCTGACAATTTCTTGATAAAGTTGAACTGTTCCTTCAGAAAGATAGTTTGATTGAGCTGAAGAAATATCAGCACTACCTAGAGTTGGAGGTTCATTTGTTTGACTTGATGTTATTTTAAAAGTTTTATTTCCAGTTTCAATTCTAACACTTGGTGGTGGTGTAGTATTTGGATCTCTAACAAAGAAAGTTCCTATTAAATCACCATAATTATCTGATACTAATCTCAAATCCTTTACATATGCTATTGCACCACTTGTTTGTCCAATTAATACTGTTCCGACTTGTAAATAACCCGAAAATCTACCTTGAGCTTCTTCTGCCAATGAAAATGTGTCAATATTTAATACTTTTGATGACGGACTGTATGCTTCTGATAAAGATTCATTTTTAAAATATGGATTAACATTATAAGTTGCTGATGGATCTGAAAATGATCCAAATTTATGATTGGGGGCAGCAACTCTAAAAGTTATGATATTTTGTAAATTAAAAAATCCAAAAACAGTTTCTCCAACTATAAATGCAGAAGATGAACCATAATTTATTAAGTCAAGATCATTAGAAATTTCAACTAGTTTTGGAACAAAATCTACAGCACTATTTCCATCAAAAAATTGATAGAATCTAGTAAATGGTTTTAAATTAGTAACAGAGAATTCTGTGTTTCTAGATCTCATAAAGGTATCAAAAGATTCTGAAACAAAGGCGGTCTCTGTTGTTTCGGAAGTACTTGATGAAGATGATGTAAAAACTTCATCGAAGGTATTGATAACTCTATCACTTAAAGTAGTAAATGTATCAGTTACTGATAAAGTTCTAGAACCATTTGAATTTGGTGTTAATGAAGTTCCTGTACTTCCTGTATTATCAATATTATTTGTAGTTACTCTTTCTGTAGTAATTCTACTTTCTAAATTAAGTGCATTATTATGTGTAAGAACTCTAGATGGTAATTGAACTGTTCTAATCCATGTGTCTCTACTTGGATTTAATGCAACTTGTCCAACATATTCTACAACGTGGAATGGATTGACATTTTCAACACGTGTAGCAAAAGGTTGCTCAATCCAGTCTACCTGATTATACTTTAACGTTACAACTGGACCAGTTTTTTGAACTCTGGAATCTAATAATGGATAATTTGTCGATAAATCTAAACTTGAAATAGATGTTTGTGAACTAGGGGCAAGTAAGTTCTTAATACTATTTCTTGAAATAAGAGGAGTTAATTGATTATTTGTGGGATTAACTTCACATAATGATGCATTTAAGTTAATTAAATTGCTATCTTTAAAGTCATCTACAAAGAATCCAGTTTTAAATCTATTAAATCCATCTGCATCTTGAATTTGTAAAGTCTGAGTGTTTAGTTCTAATAAAGAAAGTGATGTTACTCTTTCTAAATTCTCAACTCTATTTTCAATAGATCCAATATCTCTCATAGTATATCTTCTATTATCCGATAACTCTATTTGAGCATCTTTAGGATTATAAAGATATGGTGGTAAATAGATGGTTGCAATTTCCATCAAGTCATCAATTTTAACTGGATCTTTTGGACTTACTGACGAAACTCCTTTTTCTAAAATAAATCCACCAAACTTATCAATATATAATTTATCTGTTCTTCCTAGATAATAATCATATCCCATAATGAATCCTTCATTTGGTTTTATCATCACCTTTGGTGATGAACCAAAAGATCTAGAGGAAAAATCAAAAGGAGATGAAGTATTTCCAGTAAATGGTAATACTCTTGGTCTAAAATCTAGAGTATCCGATGCTCTAACTCTACCAAATCCAATTCTTGGTACATCTTTAGTGAATCGATCTTCACTATAACTAAGTGCAGTAAATACATCACCGTTATCATCTTGAGGTAGTGAATAGTAATCAAATACAACTAGTATTCTTCTTGATGGTTCACTTTCTCCTTTATTTCTAATTAATCTAGAATAGTCATAGTATTCTTCTCTTTGTCCCTTATCAATTCTAAAACTATTAGTAATATTTTTATAACTTCCTGGTGTTATACCTCTAATATTTGTAGAAATATTAGATTCAGAAAAAGATACAACTTCATTATCTAAAAACTTATTAGAATTTAAATATACTATTTCTAAGTTATTAGAAGATCCTACAGGTTTTCTTACGATCCTTGCAACGGATTTGCTAGTACTACCAGTTATATTTTCTCCAACAATAGCGTTTGAAAAAACATCAACACTGGAACTAAAAGTTAATTGATCAAATGTCGGATCCGAAGTATTTAAAGATTCATATACTGAGATTATCTTTACTACATCTGGATAATTTAAAGATATTTCTTCGTCCTGAACGCGCAATCCATAATATTGATTATAGTCTAATCCATCATTAATTGATGTACTAATACCAGTACCAGAAGTTTGATATTTTGAATATGGTACTGATATAATTTTACTACGCTCATAAGTCTTTATTTTACTTTGTACTCCAGATTTAACAAAAGTTGCATTAATTAAACTAACTTGTTTATTGGAGATTCCATAAAAAGTAACTTGATTTGAAGAAACTCTAACTTCATCTGGAGAAAGAGGTTCAATCGTTCCATCAGAATAATGTATTGAATAGCGTTCTTCATCATATGCCTGAAAAACTGCTGTTGTCATTCCTGATGGTAAATTAAAATTAGCGGGAGATATTGTTAGTGTATTTCCCGTAACAGTTGGAGTGGTATTTGTTTGAGCATTAAATACTAAATTTGAACCATCAAAATTTACACTTTTAACGTTTGAATTTGGAATCCTTGAGTATAGATATGATCTTTCTTGATTTCTAATTCTTGGTGTAATAATAGAGAATTTTGATGTAACTTGTGAAGTTGGTAATCCACCGTCACAAACATTAGAAATTGTGGTTATACCAGTTACTGTCATTGACAGACCATCTGAAGAAACTGAACTTACTCTATTAAAAGTTTCAGTAGCAAATCCAGGTCTTGTATAACTTACAATTGAATTGGTAGTTATACCAGTGAATAACTTTCTTGCGGAAGTAACTTGACCGGTTGTAGATACTGTAATCTCATCAAAAGGACCAAATCCATAAGAATAATCTGGTTCTAATACTGTATCTGCATTAAATGCAGTTGAAAGACCTGTTTGATATACTGATTTAATATCTCTTGGAGTATAGTTTTTAACGCTAGAAATTGTCCTTGTTAGAGATTCTGATCCATTTATTATAATTTGTTCACCAACAAAGAAAGATCCCGAAACTTGTCTAAGTGTTATTTCTGATGTGCCACTTCCAGCAAAAACTACGTATCCAAAAGCACCACTACTCTTACCCTTAATGTAAGAAGTTGCTGGTAATTGGGCAGAAGATACTGTATTGTTTAGAGTTAGTTTGACATATGTTTGAATGTCAAAAACATATAAATCCCACTTACTTTCATTATTGCTATATGCCGCATCAGTTAAATTGAAAGTATATACTCTTGCATCTCCTATTTTTTCTCCACTAGGTGAATCATTTACATCCTTTCTTCTATTGTAAAAAGAGATTGAATTTTTTTGAATTGGGCAACCACTTACGTTATTTACTCTTATCAAATTACCCATTTCAAATGGTATATTTTCATTAGAAATTGACTGAAAACTTCTTGGTTTTTCTACATCAATGATAGTTGTTCCAGTTTTTTCTACATCATATCCCCTTACATATGCTTTTCCTGGGGAAATTTTAACGCACATTAAATCTTCACTAGGAACATTTCCTTGATCCGTTTTTTCATTTGAAAAATATAGTCCATTATTTCCTATATTATCATTTAAACAATCATTTATATTAACATTAAAAGGATTTACTGAATAATTACCAGACTCATCATATGTTCGTTGTGCCAAATAATCCTTTATAATATTATAATCTGTTTTTGTCTCTAACTTTTGGACTGTTCCAAATCTTACTCGCAACAGTTCAATGAAATTAGTGTCTGTATCATAGTCAGTTAAAAGTTTTTTAGTTAATGAAAGGTTAATTTTGAATCTATCAGCTCCAGGAGCTGCATAATTTGTAAAACCTTTAGCATTATCATATAAACTAGAATCATCTTTAGATGTAATTATTTCCTCACTTACCTTTAGACCTACCCTATATGATGGTGTATTTGTATAATAATCTAAAATAATAGTTTCTTTAGATATATTAACAAATGTTCCCCTTACAAAGTAAACACCATCGCCTATGGAAGCTGCAGAACCAATAGATGTTGCATTAGAAGAAATTAAAGATGCAAATGCAGTTCCAGAATTTATTGTTGTATTACCATAAGTTATATTTTCGGTGCATGTTAATGATTCAGCATCCAAAAATGAAGTTGAAGTAAAGTCATCATTGGAATCCAAATACTTTACATATAATGTAACATATTCAACTTCATTATTATCAGGAAAAATTACTTTTTGGACAATAGCGGTTACTCCAGATGCTTGTCCTGTAATTTTTTTACCAATAAATTTTTCAATATAATCAGAAATACTAATATTAAATGTTGTTGGATTTAATTTTACGGCATGGAATTGTGAATCATATACTATATTACCAGGTATTACAACAGATCCTTCTTTGAATATATGACTGCCAAAAGATTCAAGTTGATTTTGTAATATTGATTGTATAGTATTTAATTCTCTAGCTTGAACTGGTCGTCCTGGGTTAAATAAGACTTTATAATAGTTTTTATTCGAATCAAAGTCATCAAAATATGGACTTACATTAAGATTAGTTTTTTGTGCCATTTTTTAAAATTCCAGGATGATTTTAATGTCTTCTTTTTGCCTAAGATTTCTTGAAACTAAAGGTCTATTATCGATGTAAATAATATCCCCTGATTCTTTATTTATCTCTGGATTTGCTAGTCCATTTGTAAATTCTACACCAAGGTTAATAATTTTATTGTTAACTACAGTACTTACACCACTAAATCCAGAATCAACTGTTCCGTTAAATCCACTAGTAGTTGCTACTATAGTTCCACCGGTAGATGAAAATTCAATATTTGCATTTGCTTTTTGACTAATTGATATATAGTCAGTTTGATCATATAAGGAAGGATTAAAATATAAAGATCTATCTTTAAAGTACTTTAATACTTTTGTATCTGTATCGTATGAAGCAACATAAGCAGTTGCTGCACTTGTTCCTACTGATTGTGTTATTTTTTCACCAACTGTTGGTAGAGTATCTGTATTTGATATTATTTTTGCAGAATACAGTCCAGAGTATTGATTATCTGAAAATATTTCTGTTGATATAAAGCGAGTTGGATTTTTAACTATACCAATTTGAGCAAATTTCGTATCTACTGGATAATCTTTAGTTGAATCATCAAACCTAGCATAAACTAGGATTTTATCTGCTCCTAATTCTCTATATAAATCAAATCCATGACCTCTAGAAGGTGGAATTATGGGAATAAGTTTTGCTGGATATGGTATTGTATTTGCTGGTTGTAATGGACCTAAATCTACAATACCATAGGTGTAATTTTTTCCACCAGATGTAACAATGGTATCTGTAATTTCTCCATTTTCATTAACATCGATGAATACTCTTCCACCACTTCCATTTCCTAAAATATCAACTTCACCAGAAATATAATTTTTTCCTGGATTTTCTATATAAATTTTCTTTATTTGATTTTCATTTATTGTAGAATCACCATTCTCTCTGACCGCAACTATTTGTGGGTTTGTTGATGTTTCCCAACTATTTGGTAAAGATATGTATTCTGTAGAATCAAATTTTACAATATCACTTGGTGCAATAGTAAAAAGATATTTCCATAGATATCCATCATCACTTTCACCAGCTTTAGATGGTTCTAAATCTGTAAAAAGTGGTTCATCTTTTGATTGATTTCCACTAGTGTTAATTCCAGAAGAACCATTATCTATACAAATATAAACTTGATACTGACTATTCATTACATAATAATTACTATCATATAGTCTGGATCTGTTTGTTATTGGGGTTTGATTTTGTATGCTATAATCATGGCGATACATATCATATCTTGTACCTGCAGACCAATCTACCCTTTTAACAACTCTTCTAACATTTGATGTTGTTATTTTTTTACCAAATAAAGAAGTATCACCATAATGAGGTAAATAATTTAAATTATCTGTTGGGTTTGGAATAATAGCATCATTAGGATTTGGAATATCTAAACGATCCCAATTAGGATCCCTACCAAATCCGTTTACTTGTGGATTTGGTAGTCCAACAAAAACATAATAAGAGTTTTCATTATTTTCTATAGAATTTATAAAGTTTGTGGCATTTAAAATTCTAAATTGATCTGTTACAAGAGCAGACATATATCTACACGTTTTTTTCTCTATTTATAATCCCTTAACACGCTTTTTAAGAGCACCTGTTTTTCTTAATCCATATCCCCTTCTTTCAATACTTGCAAAAGTAGTCAGACCAACATCCAAAGTTTTTCCAGTTACTGCTATAGAGATTGGTGATAATCCTCTAGAGAAAGATGAAAGTCTTCCCCATGAGAATTTACCTACAGGATAAGAATAAGAACCTGTAGTTGCAATCCCAACCAATGATGAAAATGATGAGACATTACATGTAATTATACCAAGAGCAGTGTCTATAGCATTAATATAGTAGATATTATCTAAGCATGTAGTTCCAATTCCAATAATTTGTGAATTAGTATTTCCAATAGAAATTATTCCATTACCAACAGTTGTATTTGAAATATAAATTGGATATCCAACCTTTAGATCTGAATAAATTGATGGTGTTCTGTAAATTGTAAATCTAATCGCTTGAGAAGCACTTCCAATTCCAGATGTTGCTGCAATTCCAGTAATTACTCCATCAAAACCTTCAACATCACCTACATTTGTAATAGTTTCAATATTTAATGGTGGAGATTTAACTAATACCTGTGGGGGTGCAGTATATGTGTATCCAGATCCTGGATTTGTAATTGTATATCCTGCATAAGAAATTGATGTGTTTTCAATTAGCATAACTGCAGTAGCAGTAGATCCAATTCCTGATGAAATGGCAGAAGGTGGAGCAATTTTTACCAAAATAGATGATCCTGTATATCCATATCCTGGATTTGTAACAGTTAAGGCAGAAATTGTTCCCGCAGCAGAAACAGTAGCAGTTACTCCTGCAGAAATTGGTTCATAATCTTTATTTACAATTAAACAATCAAAAGTTTGTGTAGGAGATTCATCTTCATAATTAAAGAAGTTTGCATTATCTAAGAAAATTTCAGAATCACTTGCTGAGAAATCCTTTATAATTCTTGCAAATGGATACACTTGCGATTCTATAGAATCTCTAGATTTAGAAACTACAGTTTCATTAATAATTAAATCAGTTTTTTGTTTAGTCCAATATAGTGGTTTATAGTTAATTGGATCAATACCTTCATCTGTGTAAATATTAGTTTCTAGTCTATCAGATCCAGTTATTTGATATATTACTCTAGTATTTTGATCATCTGTTAAATTTAAGTAATTATTATTTTTAAATATCTGAACATCATCACCAATTTTAAGAGTTTCATCTACCTCAACTCTAATACTATCTTCATCTCTGGTTCCGACATAGAAGAAAATAGAAATATTATCATTTTCTTTTGGTGCAGTTGTAAATGCAAATGTTGTTCCTCCTGTAAATTCATAAGCAACTTTAGGTTCTTGTAAAATACCATTGATAAAAATCATTAATAATGAGTCAAAATCAATTAATTGTGAATCTGGATCATCTGGATTAGATTCAAAACTCAATAATTCTGAATTGTAGAATAATGGGAAAGTTCTTCTATTTCCATCCTGGAATGGTTTGATAGAATCTATGTAATTCATCTCACCAAATAACCAAGAACCAAATGAATCATTAAATGTTTCTACAACGGTTAATTCAAATTTACTAATTGGTTGAGATAAACCAGAACCAGTCACTAATCCAACAGGAGTAATAACATCACCTCTTCTAAAATTATAACCATTTCTTGTTACTTTGAAAGAAGTTACTTCAAATAAAGTAGATCCAATTCCAGTTGTAGAACTTGCTCCAACTTCAACGTTTACTAAAAGACCAGTTCCACAATCAGTAGTTGCACCAACACTCAATCTAGAAACTCCAACTACTGATAGATCTTCATAAGATGGTGAGGGTACAATTAAGGAAGGATTTACATATCCAGATCCTCCACCAACAATGTTAAATGCTAAAGTTCCTCCTGCTCCAACTGTTGCAGTTATAGTTGCCGCAGTTCCTGTGTGATTTGGATCATAAACTCCAATTGTATTTCCTGTGGATATTGGATTTCTGTATCCAGATCCATAAGTACCTGTTGTACCAAATCCAACTATTGAACCACCTGGACCAACTATAACACTAACTGCAGCGCCAACAAGGGGTGCATAACCAAGACCAGGAGTAGAACCTAAAGAAACAATAATACCACCCCTTGGAAGTTGATTTTGATTATTATCACTCTGAGAAATAAACAGAGATCCATTATTACTTGTGATACCAGTAAATACAATACTTGTAATTCCAACTGTAAAGTTTTCAACAAGTCTATAATTGCTGGTTGTTGGATTTTCTGTTGTTGGTGTTTGGAATATTCCATTAATAAACACTAATCCATTGCCAGCTGTTGTACCTAATCCAACAGTATTAATACCTTGAGAGGTCAGTATAAATGTTTGACCAATTCCAGTAAATTCATCAGATATATCATCAAATACGGTATTTGATGTATAGTTTTTCCTTAAAAATACCCTACCAGAGAATGATGATCTTTCTCTTTTTAAGTTACTTTCATCCAAATCAACCAAATCAAATATATTTCCTCTTGGTGGATCTGTAAAGAAAATTTCATTTCCTTCAATATTATAAGATCCCTTATAAACTCTTACAGTAGTCAATCCAGTATGTGTAGTTGCAGAAGAACCAACAAATCCACGTGTAACTTGAACTAATGGTACATTTCCAGAAAAAGTTATTTTTCCAGTTGATGTTGTTCCCAATCCAACATTGGTAATTTTCATAAATTCATTATCTGCTTTTATGACATCTCCTGGATTTATTGAACTAATTCCACTTAGAGCAAATATTGTTTGAGCAGCACCAACTTGATAACTTAAAGAATGATAAATTTTTGTCCATGCCAATGGATGTTGAGCAAGATTATTAACAGTAATGAAAGATCTTTCATTTTTCTTAGTCATCTCAAGTTCATGAGCATTTCCCTCTCCCACTGAAGTGAAAGTAACACCAACACCAGAAAGAGCATATTCTTTTCTAGTTGCTAGTTTAAATTGAGAATTGCTAATTTTTATTGGATAAACTATTGGTGGTAAAGTATTTGTAGTTATTCCCAAGTAATTTAAAGTACTTCCAATCCCTACTGAAATTTCATTTAATTCTAAAAATGTTGCTTTAGGTCTATAAGATAATTCTTCACCGGTGCTAAAGAAATGGTTTTCTATTGTAAAAATTCCCGTTTGTAAATCTAAAACTTCAGTATCACCTGGATCAAATACTTTTTTGAATATTGGATAACCTTGATAATTTAAATCAAAATTAAGACGATTAGATCTTTCTGAATTTTGACCAAAATATCTGGCAATATTGTAAGATTCTGTAATAGGGGAATAGAATAATTTAAGAGGTATATTGAGTTGATCAAAATATGAATAGAAACTTTCATTAAATGCCAAAATCTGAATATTTCCAGTTATATTATTATCTGGATAAAATTTTAGAGCAAAAGTATTGCCTAGTAGAGCACCACCAAATGTTCCGATACCAGTTGTACTTCCTATTGAAAGGAATGGATATTGGGTAACATATACATCAGAGTTGTCTTGAAGTAATAAAACTTGGTGTATTGCGCTGGTTTGTCCATATGAAACTTTTACTAATGACTTCAAACTAGAAAATTTATTTCTTTCTAATGAAATAATTTCCGTACTACCTACAGACACTTTATAAGTTGATTCATATCTAGCAGTTCTTTCACTATTGTCTCTTTGATTTCTTGACTTAAATCTATATGTCCCTATACCTATTGCAGTTGTTCCAAAACCAACTACTTTGCTAGTAATATTAACTCTAGATCCTACATTGTTAGTATAGTTTAAACTAAAAATACCATTAGATAAATTTGTTCCAAAAGATCCTATAAAATTACCACTACTACCATCACCATCATCAAAATACATTTCAGTCATGTAACTATCTGTGCCATCATGAGAAGCATAGATTTCAACATAATTCATGCTATCTCTAACAGAATCAATTACTTCAATGTTTGCATATAAACCACTGTATTTGTTTTGATTTAATGAAATAATTGATGTTGTAAGACCAGAACTTACATTTCTTCCATTTGCAATTAAATCAATAAATCCAACACTTTGAGTGCTTATTCCAGTTAAATTAGTCGTATACTCACTTCTTAGTATTTTAATATTATAATCTGAATTGTATGGATCTATGGGATCAAATTTTAAATAAAATACATCAAATGAATCGATATATCCAGAAAAATCTCCAATTGTACCAACAACATCACTACTTAAACCAACTTTGTTAGATATTAAACCTTTTTGAAGGGTATAAGTATTTTTATCATCATTTATTACAACTACTTCAGATAATTGGAATTCAGTATTATCTGTTTTGTTTACTTGTATTAAAAATCTATTATATCTTCTTTTAAGATTTAATGGTAAAATTATACTAGAAGTTTCCTGATTTTCATCATCTACACTAGAAAATAGTGGACTAATATCATCAATTTGTAAAACTCTATTTGTTCTACATTCAACATAATCACTTAATTTTATATTTTTGAACTTAAGGACTTTAGTTTTTCCAGATACTGAATCAATGTCAATAACATTATCAAAATTATTGATAGTATCAACTCTCTTTTGTTCAATAAAATCACGAACAATTTCAACATTTGATGTCTGTGTAGATCCTATTCCAGATACTGCACTTTTCACTATTTCGATATCTGCAAAATTCTTAAGACCAGTTGGGTGAATAATAGAATTTACATTTGTTGAAATTGTATCCCATTCTTTAGTGCTCTTAATAGTATAAGATAAATTCTGGTAATAGTCGTTATCAGGTATTACTTGATTATCTTCATTTAACTTTCCAGTATCATTTGCCCAACCAATATCTTGCTCTTTTGAAAAATCTATTTTAAATACACCATTAATATTTTTTGAGTTAATAATAGTAGCAATGTTGAATGAAGAAGATCCCCTTATTTTTTCACTAGGAGAAAGCTCATAATTTCCAATTAACCTAATAATGTTTTCATTAGAATCAACAACAGTTAAATCTCTTTTCTCATAACCAGTTCCAATATCAGAATAAATTGTTTCTCCAACAAAGAATGGAATAAATTCTTGCTCTACTTCAAATTCTGGGTAGTTTGTCTTATTTACAAGAGTTGCATATGAATCTTGTGTAGTTTTTGCTACCCCGGTAGATCCATATAGTGTGGGAATTTTAAATTCCAATTTAACTGGAATTAAATTTCTATTATAAGATATAATTTTGAAAAATTGATATCCATGATTTTCAGAATTAAAACCTAATCCCTCAGATAATGCATTAGTAATACCTTCTACAAAAACTTCATCTCCTACAGAAAATGGATCAGTTCCAAAACCAACAATTGGTGTAGTTATAAAACATGTTACAACACCAGAAGATGAAGATTGTACTGTCTCAATATTAATTCCATTTGAGTTATTAATTGCTCTCAAAATAACATTTTTATTTGGAAGACCCTTTGGTTTATTGCCTATTCTTACATAATTTATAGAAGAACCAAGTAAATTTGCTTCTAAGTAACCTGAATCTATCTTTTCACCAGTATCCGCATTTACGATTACAATATCTGGTGATGAAAGATAATTTTTACCACCAGAAATAACATTAATATTTTTAATAGTATAAGAAGAATCAATTGAAGATTTTGATGAAATTTTTGCAGTGGGTCTTAAAGTTTTATCTGAAGAATATTCATAACCCTCATTTAAAATTCTAATCTTATTTAATTTTCCTATAGAATTTGATTTTGGTAAGATATAAGCACCATTACCATTAGAAGAATTTATGTTTTTAAAAATTGGTAATTTTTTATACCCAGAACCAGATGAAATAGTTCTAACTTTAGAAATTCCACCAGTTGCAGTTAATGAATTTGTTGTATAATTTAATGTATTACATTCATTTTGAGTATAAGTAAGTTTTTCTGGTATTTTGTTTAAAGAAATTTTAAAGGTTGTAGAACCGATACCATATATTGAATATGATCCAGAATAAATACTATCTAAAAATTTTATTTCCGAATATTGATTAACATCTATATCTGGTTTTAATACAGATCCAGATTCTTCTAAAGAATAATAAATTTTTTCTGGTAAATTATCAGAAAAAGATAATGTTCTTGTTGAAGATGTTCCTATACCTACGGTTCCTACACCAGAAATAGAGAATGTATTTGTTGATCCAGTTGATACAAATTCTTTTTTGAATGTACTATCGTAATAGAATTTTAAATTTTTTCCAAGTAGAGATGAATCAGATACATTAAAAACTAAATTATTATTTTTATATACATTTAATGGTGGATTTAGTAAACTTAATGTCTGTAATTCTCCTCCTTTATCATAAATTGTTACTATATTTGGAGTATTAAGTAGAGAATCCTCGTATGTGTCTGATAACTTGATAATGTTATCATCTACTTTTATAACAAAATATGGACCTGTTGATAATCCAGATGCAATAACATCATCAGAATTATAGAAAACTTTATCTCCGTTATTAAAATTATGAGATTCTATTGTTATTGAATTATTTGTAGTATTAATTCCCGATGAAGAAATTCCTATAGAATTAACTAATAGATTTCTAAAATTTGAATTATATTTTAATGATACTTCGGATGTTGTACCAATACCTACAGAACGATTAGGTTTAACTGTCAGTATAATATTATCTGAGTTATTTAATTCGTGATATGTAGAAACTGATACTAATGTTTCAATTTTTTGAACATTACCGACTATTTGTGTATTATTAGATTTTAAATTATAAAGTTCACTATTTGTTCCAGTCACTGTTGGGAAATAAAGACCATATGTGCTAGTAGTTAATCCTACAGATGTTACAATACCTATGTGATCTTTAGATCTCTTAATTGCATATACTTTTTCTGAAGTTGATGATAGTAAAGCAAAAACACCGGAAGTTGGAGTATCGGATACCAATAAAGATGTTACTGAAGAAGGTCTACGTAAAATTAACTCTTGACCTGTTTTAAATTCATGATTTGGTAAGTATATACTCTGTGTTGGTATAAAGTCTGTGTAATCTACACCATCAATATTATAAGTTTTTGTAATTCCTGATCCTGGGGTTGTTCCAATTCCAATATCAGATCTTGGATTAAAATACGAAATTGTATTTAATTCCGATTTAAGATAATCAAATTTCTTATCAATTGTAAAAACACTTGGTAAAAATTGAACTGGTGTTGTTTGCGTGTGAGCAACCCCAGATGATGACCTTAAAACTTTTAGTGCTTTTTGCTTAGGATAAAAATTAAGAATCGAAAGAACTTCATTATCAATTTTTATACTATTTCCTACAGATATATTTTCTGGAATAGTATTTAAGATAATATTAGTTACGATACCTGTTAAAGAATAATTCCCTACGTCTTTTGCAAGTGAAGAATTATATGTTGTTACTCCTATAGTATAAGAACCATTAATTAAAAAGTTAGTAGTACTTATCCCTGATATTTTTATACTATCACCATCTAAAAATGTATGATATGGTTCTATGTTTACATTCAATTTATCTCCATTTTTCCAAGTAATGACTGAGTTATCATATTCTGAAATTGTAGTAACTAAACTAGTAATGTCTTTACCACTTAAATATGATACTGTTGCATCTACTCCTGAACCAGATGTTCCAGAATTATCAAATTCTAATCTATCATTAACTTTATAACCAATTCCTGGAAGAACAACCTCAAATGAGTCTACTTTTCCTTTACTTACAGATTCAACTATAGATTTTTGATCAATTATCTCATTAGATTCTATTATAAAATCATTATCTGCATATAAATCTGAAACTTTATATGGTAAAGTATTTCTTATTAAATTTGAATTATTAAAATCAAAATCTTGATCTAAAAATTGATTTTCTGAAATATATGATGATCTGTATTCATCTCCAATAAAATATGGAAATTTTCCACTAATTAATCCAGAAAGTGGATCAAGATATGCTGTAGTGAAGTAAGCATAAACACCATTTGGAAATTCTGGAGTTTTACTAAATCTACCATTGTAAATATCTAAATCACCCGAATTATCAAATTCATAATCTTCCACAAAAAATCCAATATCAAATCCAGAAGGTCTATTTGATACAGTAGATTCTACATAACTAGATTCTACTAGTTTTACTTGTGAATTTTGATTATTTGGATCTGAATACCCATAAGGTCCGTATATTGGATTTCCATCATATGCCCATCCTATAATTTTTGAATGTACCTGATCACTTTCGTCAAATTTTTTCATTAATGATGTAGAAAAACCACAAATGTAATATTGTAAATTATCTACAGAATTGACTAAAATCTCATTAGCGGGATTTCTAAATGATGGGTATTGTTTTCCATATCTAAAAGAATTATTTACGGTTAATGATCTTACCTTAGCGTCAAAAACACAATTTTTTCCGGAAGAAATTGCTTTGACTATAGTTTTATCTTTTTCATATCCGCTTCCACCATTTATAACAATAACATCAGTAACTTTATTGTTTACAACTATTGGTCTTAATATTGCACCTGATCCAGTACCAGAAACTTCCAAATCTGGCATGGAGTAATAATCTGCACCACCATATAGCACAAGCACATCATTTATTCTTCCATTTAGAATAATTGGTTTAAATTGTGCTTCTGAACCATTTTTAATTTTTATAGTTGGTTTTTTATGTAAATTTAAAACCTTTGATCCATAATCTGATCCTTCCTCATAAACATATGCATCTATAATTGAACCTTTTACTACTGGTGTTGAATTAATTTGACCTCTAACTTGTGTACTACCAATACCGATAGAAGAATAAGTAACCGAAACAGAAATTTCTGGATAATTAAAAATTTGATATCCAGATCCTGTACTTTCAAATTTAGCATATTTTTTTCTATCATAAAACTGAGTAGTTGTTCCACCAATTCCAGCATCACAAATTCTAAAAGAATCATCATCTACTTTAAGAACATAATAATTTTTGGATGAGGATAGACCTACTATTGGACTAGTTTGATAGTTGTATGTTATTAATTCTCCATCTAAAAATCCATGCTTTTTGAAATTAATTGTGTGATTATATGTTGATATGCCAGATTGTTTTACTTGTAGTTTTCTATTGGTATAATTAGATCCACCATTATCAACATTAATACCAATAAGTGTATTTCTTATTTCAGTTTTAAACTTTTGAATACCTGAAGTACCTACTGTAGTAAATCCAACAGTATTAATACCAGAAATACAATCACCAAAATTATTATAAAGTTGAATAGTTTTATCGTTTATAACTTGAGCATAGTATACTGCATTAGTTCTTAAATATTTTTGCTGATCCGCATTCGATCCTCTAAAAGAACCAATTCCTATATTTGGACTTCTACCAGAATCGTATACTATTGGTTGTCCAGTTTTTAAATTATGAGTCGTTAAAAAGGTAATTCTATCAGAATTAATATCTAAACCACCGCCAAACAAAGATTGTCTAGCATCAAATTCTATCTCTCTTCTACTCTTTTGTATTACAGGTGTAAAGGATGCTCCAGAACCATTTCCACCAGTTACAGCAATAGATACTCTGACATCAATTTCAAATTCTTGGGGATCTATGTATATTTTTTCAAAAGACCCACTAACTACTGGTTGTATAAGAGCATTGCCAGAAAGAACTTTTAATTTTGGTGGATGAATTACATCATAACCTTCTCCACTATTTAAAATATTTACAGAATCTAATGCTCCATAATAAATTTTATCATTTGATTTATAATTAAAAATCTCAACACCATTTATTAACATTCCAGTAGGACCTGGAATAGTTTTGTCTGCGGTATTATTTTCTGTCGATTGATTTAATATAAATTTTCTTAATAATTTTTGTGGTGAAATTTTACTAGTATTTTGTGTGTAAAGAACGAAATTATGATTTCCTGATGGTAAATTTGGATTTTCTTGACTAAATTCAATATATTGTTCTTGCTCACCGATAAAGGTTCTTGAATTATATAATCTTATTTTTTTATATCCACTAAGTACCTCAACAAAATAAACCCCTTCAGAAAGACCTGATATTGGATTATTTGATGGAGTATAGTAAATTCTATCACCAGTAATAAAGGAAATTACATCATTAAATTCTAAAACAGAATATTTTTTTGTATCTTGATTGTAACTGCTTAAATCAATATTTTTTACATTATAATTGAAAATATCAGTATCAAGTAAATATGAAGGTAAAGAATTTGAAGTTACATATAAATTATTTTCTCCTTCAGAATAAACATTCTGAACATCTGCATGAACTAAATTATTTAAATTTGTAATATCTGTACCTACTCCAACAGGTACAATTGAACTGAATACTTTTTTAATCTTTCTTCTTACATCATATTTTTTTCCAGAATTTAATGATGAAAGATTACTATCTAAAAATACCTCTTGCCCAATAATATTAACTACTCTGACATTAGATAGAATAGAATTTCTTATCTCAGTATTTCTTTCTAAAAATTCAAGATAATCACCAATTTTTAGAGAAGATTTTTCAATTTTACTTGTTAATATGATCGATGATTCAGTAAATGATTCTACTTGATATCTAGAACTTACATTATAGATCCATGAATTTGCAAATACTTCTTTTTTGGTTTTATTTTTATCTGGATTTTTAATTACCTCTCCAAGATTTTTAACAAATATTTCACTACCTTCTAAGAAGTCATTATAATTATCCTCTAGAAAATTATTTGAATTATTATATTCATCAATAACTAAATCTTTTAAAACTCCGGTAATTCTAAATTCTACTTTTTTGGAAGTATCTCCATTTTCAAATCCATAATAAATTTGATCAGATCTGATAATACCAGCAGTAGAAATACCAATGTTTATATAATCGCTTCCTTCACTATAACATCCAAAAAATTGATTTAATGTTTTGTCCGTATAACTTATTTTATTGTCATCATAATAAATTACACCAGTTTTCGCAAATCCAACTGTAGAATCTACAGTTATTACTGAAGATCCAATAGAAACATACTCACAACTCTTGGATGTTGGTGTTATGTCAAAGTTTCCAGTAATTGTAGGGAATGAATCATCATAACCAACAAATAATTGCAATCTATAATATGTTTTTCCACCTCTTTGTATAATTTCTACTTCTGATACCGAGGCACTTGTAGTATCATCTTCACTTTTTTTAATAATTGGTTGACCAATTAATAGATATGGATCACCAGAAATAACATCAGCAATTACAATTTCTCTTCTAATGTAATCCGCATCTGAAGACTTAATTAAATATTTTTCTAAATCAATTATTTTGGGAGTTTCACCATAAAGAACATTAAAAAGAATTCTAAATGATTCTTCTGTACCTTTTGATTGATATAACGATGTAGATTCTTTTATAAAATTACCTACATTAAGATCTGGCGTGAAATCTAAACTTTCTAAGCCAGGTGTTATAGAATACTTAAGTTTTTTATAAAATTCTTGTAAAAATAATACACTTAAATTTTCAACTTTAGTTCCAGATGTGTGGTTTTCTGATGTTGAAGATTGGTAAGTTGTATCAGGAGAATCTGGCCAAGAAAATACTAATTCTTCATCCTCAAGTTCTCTATGATAATCTGTTATTCCACTAAATCCACGAGCACATTTAAGAAAAGAAGTTGCGGTTTTTTCTTCATATGTAATAATTTCATTATCTATTTTTAATAGACCATATTTATTAGGAAATCCTTTGGTAGATAAAACATTTATAGTTATATCGCTAGAAGATACTGAAGAAGTTAAAGTAGTATAACCCTGTATTACTTCAGGTGTTAAATTATCAAGTTTCAAATATTGGTCTAGATTTTCTGCAATATCTATTGGACCACCTTGAAATTCTTGTGAAATATAGTACTGCTTTAAAAATTCAGAAGTTTTTGGATTTTCATCCAATATAAATTCTGGAATTTGATTTTGTATTATTTGCTGTACTTTTACTCTACTCTCAAAACCCGTTTGTATCATTTTATGACCTTCCTAATAAGTTCTCCATTAGAATAACTTGATCTATAAGAATCTCTTGAAAATACTACTCCAGAAATATCTTCTCCAGAGGAAATTACATCCTTTACCATATTTATTTGACTTTTTGAAACATCAAAAGAAACATATAAGTCTTTAAGACCAATAATATCATTAGATTCTGGAAATGCTTGAATTTCTATAATATCATTAGATATTTCTGTAGAAATTATTGTTATTGTATTTAAAAGAATTTCTCCAGTTTCATAGTTAACAGTACCTGCAGATTTGATAACTACCTCTGGTTTAGTTAATGAAGTTGTAACTCCAATAGTTGACGAAGGCAATCTCACCACTGAAATAGTACCAGTTTTATTGTCAGAATTTGGTATATCAGTAAGATATACTGTGTTAGGATCATTTATAACTCTAAATCCAGTAGATTTTATATTATAACCTCCTGGTTTAGCATGAAATTTATTACCAAAACAAATTTCATATTGTGCTTGTCTATTGATTAATACTTTTAAATCTCTCCTCATTCTAACTTTCGTTATGTTTGAAACGATTGAGGTGTCTGTATTGTCAATAATTTGTTGAACCTTACTATATTTAAATCTACCTCCAAATTTATTTAAATCTACAGATCCTGCATATTTTGTAAGCGAGGAAGAAATTTTTTCTTTAATAGACTCAACACTTGATAATTTTGAACTATTATAATAAACTGCAGAATCAATTTCAACATAAAGAATTTTGAGATCTACAATTCTTTGATTAATTCCAGAAAGAGTATATTGCTTTAATTTTGATAGTATTTGTGCCTTATCAAAGTCTGAAACATAAGTTCCATTTTTTGGTTTAATGCTTATAACTACTGTTCCATATTCTGGAGGATCTAATTCTTCTCCACCAACTACAGATATTGATTCTGTATTTGGGTAAATTTTATTTTGAATAATTGCTTCATAATCACGTGCCGTAACTGCTCTATACTGTGCAGAATACAATCTAGGTGCAAAGTATTTGATAGAATTAATTGGTTCTATATCTGAACCATTTGCTGATGATGATAATGTAGTTACTGTAATGGTATTTTGTGGAATAATAGGAACCCCACTGGCGTTATTAAAAGTTCCAGCAAAAGAAAAACTTCTAGACCCGTTCCCATCTTTACCATCAGTTACAATATAATGTACTGTAATTACTGCATTATTTTCTAATTTTTTACCAAAATATCCATCCCCAAAAATAATTTCATATTTCTCATCTTTAATTTCTTGAATTAGATAAATTTCTGATTCAGAATCTACTTTGATAATATTATCAACAACTGAATACTTAACCCCTAATCCAGTATCAGATATTCCTTTTACATAAACACTAATCGTACTTGTGTCTATAAATGGATTATCTAGAATAAATCTTTGATCTAAAGATCCATCTACTACAAATTGTTTTGTTAAAAATGTTCCTTGATAAATTGTTAAGTCTGAAAATGTTGCTACGCCATTGACAACATTTTCAGATACATTAGAAGGAACTGAAAAAATATAAGATGTATTATCTGATGAACCAACACAAACTAGTCCGGCTTGTAAAGATACTGTTGGTGTGTTTGATTCTGTTTCTATACTAAAACTTATTCTTGCCTGAGAACACTGCCTTGATCTAGGTACATAACCAATATTTCTTGCTAAGGAAACAACATTTTCCCTGAGAGTTGCAGAGTCTAAAAAAGACTCATTAACAATCATGTTTGAATTGAAAGCGGTAATGTAGGTATTATACGCTAGAGTGTCAATTAAAATTGAAAAATTAGACCCCTCAAAGTCAAAATCTGTGAAATTTGAATTTGCACGAAGATAATCTTTGATAGAGGTCTTTATTTGATCAAAGTCTAGGTTTGTAAACTTAGTAAAAGGCATTTTACCTTGTTGCCTCTAAAATAAAGGAAAATTGTTGGGATGGAAATTCTTGCCCAATAATATCAAATGCTACACTAATGTCAAATTGATTTAAATCTGGAATAGGATTTACTAAAACAAATATATTTTCAACTCTTGGTTCATAATTTTGAATAGTAGTCTTAACTTGAGATTCAATAATTGATGCTGTTGCAAAATCTACAAAATCAAATAGACTAGATCTAACATCAGAACCAAGATTTGGATTAAAAAATCTTTCAGTTGGGATTGTTTCTACTAAATTTCGAATGGATCTAATAATCGCATTTTGATTTTTTAGTATTGGTAAATCCTTTGTCACTGGATGTGGTTCAAAGGATAAACTAATATCTTTAAATGATCTAGATATCCTTGTGATTGCCATTGGGCTAATAAATTTTCTTCAATTATTTATGTCTATTTCCAAGAATATCCATAACTTGGTTCTGTTCCATACTCCCAATCGTCATAGTCTTGATCATTTCTAATAGATTTGTGAAATTCAGTTTGTTCCTTTAAATGATGTTTTTCTGTTGGAAGATCATCATGCATAATTTCTTGAATTACCTTCTTTTTTTCATGAAGACCATAATCTGTAACTAATTTTGAGGTTCCCCACATTTGATGCATGTAATTTGAATCTCTATCAACTGGTAAATTAGACATTTTAGCTCCTGTTTTTATTAAAAACAGAACTTTTTTGATAGGAGGTTGCTATCTCCTTATTTTTATTTAACGATTTAAATATCTTAATGTATAATTGTCTGAATTTAGATATTTAAGTAACTCAATAGCAATTAGTTTTGGATTTTTTTCACCACAAGTGTACACATCTATGGCAAGACACCCATTTTCTGGCCAAGTATGACAAGAAACATGACTCTCTGCAAGTGCAATTACTATCGTACACCCCTGAGGAATGAAGCAGTGTGAAAATATGTTTAAAATTGTCATTTCAGCACGATGAATACCTCTTTCCATTACTTTCTGAAGAGATATTACGTCATTTATAAGTTTAAAATCTACATCATACACCTCTAAGAGTAGGTGATTTCCCATTGAGAATTTTTCCAAGGCACAAAATTAATTAACGATTATTTATTTTATGTAGAAACCTTTGCGAAGGTAGTCATTATCTTTTACAAATTTCATATTTTTAATATTTTCATCGTCCCAAACGGGTATTGCAACCGAATTACCATATCTAAAATCTGGATTTTGGCGAAAATGTACCTCAATTAACTTATCATCAATAAATTCACAATTAATCCATTCATAATTACCCTTTAGTTCTTTTAAAATTTCAGGAAATTCGACGTTTTTTTCTATTTTTTCCCATTTATTCCACTTATAGTAAGGATCATTTTCATTTCGAGTACCTAAAACTACAAGGTCTGCCTCTTGATTTTTAAAATCCACACTTAAATGTTCACCAGTAAAAATTTCACACCAAAATTCTGCAGGATGAATGTGATCTGTGTATTTTTCGATCCATTCTTGACGAGCAAAGCGCCCCATACCAAGTAAATTGAATGATGGGCGAACAATATAAAAGTCGGGTTTTGGAACAGTAGTCCCAATAGGACCACATGTATAACCCAAAACCCGACTTAAAAATAATTTATTGTATATCCAGAGGTCTGATGGATCTATTGAATTCCATTCATCGTTTCCCTCCAGATGATACATTATCCTTTACCTTGTCCCCTATACTTTTTACGAGCACCATTGCGAGACGTAGCAGAATATTTTGTACCTGCTCCATCACCTTGAAGAGTTTTTTTAGGTGGTCCAGGAATATAAAGTTTTCCTTTGCTTAAACTGCCAACTTTTGCTTTTGCCATAATTATTCTCCAATAATTTCAGTTATGAGGTCTTCAGGAAGTGGAGAACCTGACTGATAATACTCAATTGCCAGGTCCTCCATTGTATTGAAATATTCTTCTTCTGTAAGATTGCAGTAAATTTTACGACCTTTACAAAGGATATTGTATAATTCGTTTTTACTTGCCATTTTTGTTTCAGATAACTCTTGTTTTTTCGTGACCAACTCGTACCCGAGGATCACACCAAATTTCAAATCCTGCTTCTTTTGCATCGAGGCAGAAACTTACGTCTTCTCCGCACATATCTTGTACATCTCCAGATTCGAATACTTGCATCTTTGGAGCAAACCAAGGATACTTCATTTCTGAATGTTCAAATACACCGTGCTTAATGAGAAGCCAACCAAATCCAGTATAATCGACTGTAAATGGTTTACGACGCTTTGAAATACTTTCAATGGTTTCGTGATTCATGACTCCACCATTATTGCGGAAATCATCTTCTTCTAACCAATGCGCCACAGAAGTTGTATGACCATCTTCTGTACAATACCAACCTGCAGAAATATCTTTGTCTAAGAGAACAAGTTGATAGAATTTTTCCGTATTAAAGATAATATCGGAGTCAATCCAAAGTTGATAATCGTAGGGAAGTTTTCCATCCCATGGTAGTTGATCTGGACCTCTAAGAACATTTGCCCCAAGACATTTGCAACGGGCAAAGTTAACCATGGAAGAATAATCTTGAGAAATTTGAATACTTGCTCCGTTTTGAACGAGATCGAAACAGAGTTGTACGAAATTCTTCAAATATGCATAGGAAACTCCTCTACCAGGAAGACAAAATACAATTGATTTGCCCCTGACCATTTCCCTTGCAAGATCATAGTCCCATTCCTGTTCTGGTTTGGAGGTCACTGGTGATTTTGCTTTTACTGTAAATCCTTTAGCCATAATAGAATGTGTTTACTTCAGTATCATACCTTATTATGTATTGCATGTCAATATGACGAGTTTAGGGAAATTTCTTTTGATGTGAGAACTTCCTCATAATTAATGTCTTCTATTTGAATATCGCAAGAAACTATACTTAAAAAATTTCGAATTGTGTCTAAGGTGTCTTTAAATTCACTCTCATTTAATGAATGGTAGATGCATTTATCTTTTATGTAAATGTGATATAACTTCTCAATCATTTTTATATTCTCTGAGGACGATTTCATTACTTTCTACATCAAATTCTATATCAGTATCTTCATACCAAGAAAATTCGTTAATGATCCATTCTGGAATTGTAATGTAATAATTTCCATCAATTGGATTAACTTGTATTTTTTCAATATTTTTTCCGGAATTTTTTTTCATATTTCCAATCATGTTTTCATTTTATATATGACCTTATGAGTTTATTTTTACCCAGGGAAATTTTTTTATTTTGAGTCTTATATTTACTCGGGAAATTTTTTTATTTTGAGTCTTATATTTCTTTCGCTTTCGTAACACTTTGTAGGTTAGGGGAGGTTAGCGTTTTTAAAACGACCCATGACCCGCCCCGCCACCGCCAACCGACCCATAAGGACTGCCAAACACGAACGAATAGGGGGGAGGATTGCGCCTCCCCCGATTATACTTAGAGTCCGAACTTCTCCCTGCAGATAGGACCGATTCCCAACTCAATTGAGAGGGGATTAGTTAACTCACGAGCGCAACAGGAGCAGGTTCCTGTATTCTGACCGTACAATTTAGCAGCAGCGTAAGGATCAGCGGCAGCGGATTGCACTGACTGAATGAGTGCCATTTCACCTAAATTGGTTGCGTTAGATGTAATCCAACCGAGGTAAATGTTACTCATGGTGCCCCACTGATTCACCTCTTTATCGTGAGAGAAAACGTACACTTTACCCTGATACTTAGAGGGTTTCACGATAAAGTCTGTGAAGCGCATTGTGATGCGCTTAAGACCCCTATTCTGTGCTTCCTCAATTGCATTAACGATTCCCGCGAAAGAATAGGCGGGAGCGGCATTGAGGCGGATGATGGGATGGCGCATGATGCTGACCGGGTGTGGGTTGACTGCGAGGCGGGATCCCCCCCCCTCGCTTGAATCTATCCTAGGGCATCGGGCAGGATCCCGCAACCCGAAACGGTATCGTAGGATACCATTTCACTAATTAACATTTAACGGGCAGGATTGCGCCTTCTAATTTCATCACCAAACGTACAAGCTTGGTCCGAATAGTATCCCTCACGGATAGGATTCCACCCCCGCATCGCATACTCTGCCTGCCTGCAATCTGCTGCCGCATAGTATAGTTCGGCGATCGACATTCTCTCTGCCTGTTCTCTCCAACGGGTGAAATCTGCAGCGGTAGCGTATTCTTGGATCATGACAATTGTGGGGGGATTGTTGAAAGAAAGGGGGAGGATTGTCTCCCCCAGAGTGTAACTTACTTCGCCCAGGTTACGCGGATAAACTTATCACCCTCTGTAACTTTAGCGATTCCAGTTGCAACCTCTTTATCCTTCTCTGCTTTAAGGTTAATTTCAAGGACCTTAATCGCGGGAGAATAGGTAACTTTATCGCGGGAGGTGAGTGATACCAACCCCCAGCAAGTGCGTTCGGAGGTTACATCGGCGGCGATCATAATGCAAGCGATCTCATCACGCAGGCGCTTGCATTCTGCCTCTGCTTCTTTACATTTAGCGTCAGCGGTGGCAAGATGCCCCATAAGGGTCTCAAGCGTGTCCGAAACGATAGCGGCGGGCAGATCGTAGGAGTTTGCCATGGGTCTGGGGCGGATCGGGTGAAAGGTCGTTTCCGATCCGTTGTGCAAACAATACCACGGGATCGGGCACCCCAGCAACGGGGCATTGTGACACCTTGCGGATTGGCACAAGAGGGCAGTTTGTATAAAGAATAAAGAATGAATCCGGATTGTAGAGTATAAAGAATCAAACAGAGATTGTAGAGTATAAAGAATTAGACAGGACTGAATGTAAAGAATAAACCACACCACTGACAATAAATTACATTCAATCCTGAGTAATTCTTTATACTCAATCCCACGTATAAAGAATTACTTCTTCTTCTTTCTTTTCTTTGCTCCGTTAGTCTTTGCTTGAGACTTTACGTTCTTAAATCTTTTATCAGGACGTGATTTACCATCCTTGTGAATCCATCTGCCAAACATTATAGAAACTCCGAACGTGAACCACAAGATTTGTAGAATGCTATCATTCTTTCTGCCTCTTCTTTTGTTGTGAATGATTGTGTACGCCATTCACATTCATTATATGGTGTCTGATACTTAATTGTGTAACCAATTGAGTTAATCTCGCGGGTGTTGTTGTGCATGAATCTAGTTGCGATTGTGTGTTGTTGTGTGTATCTCGTCGAGATATGTATGATGCGCATCTCGACGAGATTGATGTGTGCGCAATCTAGTCTAGATTTTTACCTAATAATGATGGTGTGACATAACATTGTTAGGGTCGTTGTACCAATCAGAATCCTCATAAGATTCTGACATTCTGAGCATAAGATCCTCAGTCAATGTAACCATCCCAGTGGTAACTAACTGCAGGATTTCTTCAGCGGTGAGGAATGTTTGCATGGTGTGGTGTAATTTAGTGGGGAGATTTTATCTCCCCTTTTGTATTGAATCAGAGGAGATTCAGTACCCAGACATTAAACTCTCCGAGGTCGATTCTCTCCCCTTCCATATGACCATATTCTGTGGAGAATGCTTCAGGAATCTTGCAAAGGTCGGCACAAACTTTAGCGTACCAGTAGCACACTGTGCCAGTCTCATTCATGTAAGATTCCAGAGCGTTCAGGTAGTGAATGGGGGAAAGCATGATGCGGTGTCGGTGGTGTGGTTGACTATGTAAGTCTACAGGATGGGTGGGGACCGTTGCCGATCCCCGTGTGCATCTTAACAATCCGTCACAATGTGCCTTTGCGACCCATCGTTGCCCATACGTGAGAGGGACCGCTCAGGATCTTAGCACCATTGCGGACCCATACGATCTGGCGGGTTTTGATGTTCGATGCGACGTTAAGAGTGTTCATCTGAGTGGTGTGGTGAACTGAGATCACAATACAGGCAGCATGGGGGATCCGTCTACAGGGGATTGTGCCACCTTGCGAACTGGCCACCGATGCGGGTTTTGCGGGATCTCCGGTGCTTATAATACGGGGACAATCAGCACCAACACCGGCAGGGTCGCCGGTTGACCAACTATCGCCACCGAACCTGCGCTGAAATAATAGGGGAAAAAGTATAAAAAAAGGGAGCGATTGCCCCCCCTTAAATATACTCAACTCACAATGGCGTTGACTGTTTTTTTAGCGGTGCCATGTGCAGGGAATGCTATCACAAACTGGCGGTCCGCTACTTGACACAAACCGCAGGTGGCACAAGTAACATTCTCATGAATTGTTGCGGGGCAGGTGATCACTTTGCGACCGTTGGATGTTGTATAGAATCGGTCGGTTTTGTCAGAGTGAACAACTGCAACGGCAGGAATGTTATGCTCACTCATCACGCGATCAGCATCATCGACAGACTCACAAGATGCGTTGATTGTGAAACCTTTGGAGTTTGCATCTTTGATCACTTCGATGTTATGATCATTCAAAGGGTGGTGAGTGTAAGTATAACCACGGCGCCCACGGTTAGCGTTAACCAACTGTGAAACCATGTTAGGGTTAATATCTCCCAGAATATGAGGGAGATCTCCACTAACATTGTGGCGCCAGATCTGACCGCGCTGAATGTTACGAATCAGGGCAATAAATTCTGCCCAAACTACACCACGCTCGCCAGATGTTACCTTGCGCCAGTGTAATGCTTGGGGACCGGACTTAGCGTAGCAACCTTTATCATAGAAGGCGCAACCTTCCCAGCAGGAAGAACGCTCAGACGTGGTGGTGGGGATGGGTCCAGTCTTGGCATTGCTGGAAACCATGGTGAGAGCAACTTGCATCGTGGTGTGGTGCGGTTGACTTTCATAGTATAGGGGCAGGATGGGGGGATCCTGAGACCCCCCTGTGCCACTTGTCAGACTGTCACGATGCCCACTTGATTCCCTTAATGTCAAGAAACTCTACCAACTTAGCAGCGTATTCTCCACAATGAGGGCAGCGGATTTCCTTGCGAACGATGCAACGATCCTTAGACTTGAGGGAAGGATCACTATAAGTTTTAGTCTTCAGGCGATAGATTGCGGCAAGTGTGCGCAGCATTTCCTCTACCTTAAGATCCTTTCCTGCATACTTAAAGTAAACAGTATTGAAGCGGCGAAAATCATTCTCACGGCGGCACTTATCAAGTTGGGATACAATCCAACGTGATTCTTTAATGTCACCCAGAATCTGATTCAAGCAAACCTCAAACGCTGCATTAACTGTCTCAGTCAGAGCAACATTGCGCTCAATTTCCTTCATTCGATCAGTCATACGCTGCTTTTGAATAACAGCAACCTGATCATCAAACTTAAGGGTTTGAGTCTCAATCTGCTGCTGCAGAGCAACAAACAGTGCCTTAACTTGATCGGCGGTCAGATTAGAGAGATCGAAGGTCATGGGTCCGTGGTAGTGGGCGGCGTTCAGTGGTGCGCCGTTGAGTGAATGATGCCATGCCAGAACCGACCCACACCAGCGACCTTGTGCCACTGGTTCGATTGTCACACTGACGGGGGTTTTGCACTTATATAGAAGGGGGAAGAGGTTAGCGTCTCATGCTAAACTGGATTGAAGTGATTATTCTCATATAACGATACCGTTGTATAATAGACAAAAAAAGAGGGAGGACACCACTCCTCCCCAGTTAACCCTACATCCACGCACCATATTGTATGATTATATGACTTACTTCGCGCAGGGTGACTTTGATCATAACGCGGGAGGCAAACCCCTTCCTCCCTTATATCATAATTTTATCATCCAGTCTGGGTCATTGTCAAGTGTCACCCAGAAGTGGTTTTTACCATTGAGTGATGTAAGAAACAGACGATTACCCACATGTTGTTCGATGATACATTGTTCATCGCTGTTCATTAGATTTGCAAAGCGATTCTTTGCTTTTCTAGAGATGGGAGTGACGAATGCTGATTGCATGATGAATCTCGAACTCGATGTGTGTAATCTAGTTCATGATGCAGGTCTCGTCGAGATTGAATGTGCCACTAGATGATGTGGTACATCTCGTCGAGTTTTTAGAATTGAATCTCGTCTAGGGTTGGACCATTATCTTGACTAGATTCACAAACGTCCATCCCATCACACAGTGTATCAAGAATCTCCAGGATGCTGTTCCCATTAGTGCCTTGACGAAGTTGAGAGATTAGAAGTTCTTTAGTCATAATCAAACACGAAGATAGGGAAAATTAGAATCAACAAGTCCAGGAATTGCAGAACTCGTTACTTTGAGTTGAGTTCCATCATCATACCAACCATCAGTAGAAGAATCATAGACGAGAACCTCTCTGTCGAGTTGATTCTTGTCGAGAGTCTGAATCATCTGGAGAAGTTGTTGGTAGGTCATGAGGTGTCTCAGGAACAAAGGTAATGTAGAACGGATTGAGGGTGCCAGAGGCACCCGATGTGCCAGTTCAGTAACCGTTCAGGAAGTCCGCCAGTGCCTCCTGATACTGCTCCTCAGTCTCATAGGTACGCAGACCTATGGTAAGAGGAAACACACGCTTTGGAGCGGAAGCAGTGGGCAGATCCCGACCTTTATCAAGGATCTGTTGCTTATAAGGATTGGAGTTTTTCATCAGAGGGTCACATTGCCGTTGACAAACTCATTCCAAGACTGCTCATTGTCTTCTTCATCCCTCATTTCGGGAATGTCGAAGATCTCACCAGGAGCATCTTGAATCTCAGACCAAAGATCAGTGTCGAAGTCCATGTGGCGTGGTTGTGTGAACAATCGAACTATAGGACCAAAAGGGGGGCACGAAACCCCCCATGTACCAGTTGTCAGACCTCCACAAGGGTCTTTTCGGTACGGATTGCCTGATTGACAAACCGACCCACAGAACCCTCAGGATCAGCAATCACCTGCTCCAGAGAAGCAACAAAACCGCTAGGATCTTGTGCACGGTAGGAATACTCTTTACCGTTGCTGGTGTAGGTGATGTTCACTTGCTCACCATCAATGTTCAGAGCAGAGATGGCAGAAGAATCGAAGTTGAATTCGCGCATTATGATTAAAAAGTAAGTTGACAATTGGCACTGGATTGTGCCAGTAGGGCGAGGGGGACTTGAACCCCCACGGGATTTCTCCCAACAGATTTTAAGTCTGGTGTGTCTACCACTTCCACCACCGCCCCGTGGTATGTGACAATCATAGATCAGGAGATCTGGATTGTCAAGTGCTGGTTGCGAGGATCGAACTCGCCTCCCATCGATTATGAGTCGATTGCATTCGCCAGATTGCTAAACCAGCATAGAATGAGTCTTGATGCTTTGTCAAGACCCTTGTGACAATACTTATGCTGTCACATAGTTAGGAATCTCGACGAGTTCTACAGGTTCCCCGAACCCAATCTTATAGCACTTCCAGTTATCGTCGAGATTGTACAGATAAGCGTACTCTTCTCCACCAAGATTTCCTGATACAAACTCGTCGAAACTTGTGTGCTCTACTTCCAGATCATCACCACGTTCTGTATGATAAAGTGGTTGAGGTTCACGATCATTCTCATACTTCAGATAACCTGCAGCATCATGAATGTATTCTCCCTTCTCATCTCTGAGTGCTTTTGAGTTCCATTCTCCACGAGTGCGAAGTGTTGACATACTACCACCATCGATGAGTTCTTGTACATCTTCACGGTTCAGATAGTGTTGAACCAAGGTCTTACCATTGCCTTCAGGATAACCATCCCAGTGGCAGTAGACACTAACCACAGAATGATCAGGAAGTTCGATGCCGATGCGTGAGCGAGTTCCCATGGTGTTCTTCGGGTGTTGAACGAGTTCAGTATAGGACACTCTTCAGTGGTCTGTCAAGTGCCCTAGGACAGTCTTCAAAGTGTCACAGGAGGTCTTCGTACTCTCCCGAATCTAAAGCGTCTTCCAGCGCCATTACAAGACCATCGAAGTCCTCAGAGGATGGTAGCACACTGGTGAGGATATTCACCAGATCGCCATATTCCTCACGAAGTTCATTCAAATACTCCTTCCGATTTGCATAACCGTTGTCTGTGTAGATCGACATGAGTGGTTCAGGTGTTGAACGAGTTCAATCTATATCAGAACAGGGTCATCTGCAATACGTCTTGTGCCAGTTCAGGTTTTGGCATAAGGAGTTGCTTCAAACGTTCCAGATGGTCAGTTCTTTGTCTGTCCTCAGATTCTGCACATAGATTTACAGGCACTCCATTATTGGTATTGAAAAACCCATAAGAATCTACAGAAGTCTTATAAAGTTCTGAGTCTTGTGTATAATAGACCCAATTATCATCAATAAAGTACTTCAAAATGGATCAAACTCCTTTACAGACACTTGTACGTCCTCATTACCTTCTAATTCTAGAAGATCTTTCCAGTTAATATCATGTACATCTAGATCATCATAACAATCTATGTCTAGAGTAACAATGATTTTGCGCTTCTGCATTAACATAAGAACTCGATGCGTTGTGAACTAGATTCTATCATGCGTAGTGGCGATATGCAAGATCTTGATAATCTTGCCCATCTCGTGCATAATCCTCGTCGAGATCTGATGTGCCATTCTCGGCATATGAATCCTCGTCGAGATTATAATCGTTGCTAAACGTGTAGTCGAGATCGTAGTCGTCGTACATAACTCGTCGAGATTGTGTAACTGTAAGTATTATAGCATAAATCTCGACTAGATTCAAGCACATGTGCCAGTCTCGTCGAGATTTTCATAAGATTATATAGGTCTTATAGTATGATAATGTCATATAACGCTAACATTATATAATAATATGATGGTCTTATGTGAGTCTTATGGGGGGTGTGCCAGTTTTTGGGCCGTCCTGGGGCTTGACAAACTGCGCGTCTTATGGTATGCTCGCTAAACTTGCATAAGAATCAGACATTTATAAGCACTTAAAGGCACTTAAAGGCACTTAAAGGCATTCAAAGGACTTTATAAGCACTTAAAGGCACTTAAAGACATTCAAAGGACTTTATAAGCACTTAAAGGCACTTATAAGCATTCAAAGAACTTATAAACATAGTTATTAAGAAATATTTAACAATATAACACTAACGTTATAAGGTTCTATCAGAATTTTAGCAAATAAAAACAAAAATGATAATCTAAAATATCATATGAGATACATAAGATATTAAAAGTATAATATACAATATAAATGTCTCAGGGAATCATCTACCTCATCATCAATAAACAAAATGGTCACAAGTATATTGGACAGACCACACAAGGAATGAACAAAAGGTGGCAACAGCATATACAAGAATCATTGAGAATGAGTAATACACCATTGCATAAAGCAATGCGTAAATATGGAAATCACAACTTCATGATTAAAGAAATAGATGAATGTGATGAAAGTTTATTAAATGAAAAAGAACAATATTGGATAGAAAAATACAATACATTCAATAGTACTGATGGATATAATGGTGATCATACTCATAATACTGATGATGAAGTAATACAAGAAACATTAAAACCAAAGGAAAAGATCAATCGTAAGACTGAACCTTGGGGATTCTTAATTAGTAAAAACAGAGGTGATGGTAAACACTCTGGAATAAAAATACAAGGACTGAATATAGAAACTGGTGAAATAAGAGAATGGGATAATGCTCGTGATGCAGCAGAAGAAATTACGGGAGATAGAAATAAAAACAGTAATATACTACTCAGTGCTAAGAAAGGATATAAGTGCTATGGATATAGATGGAAATTACTTGAGAATAAAAATAAGAAGAAAGCAATTAAAGCAGTGAATAGAATAACATGGCAAGAGTATCATTTTGAAAGTTGTGCCGATGCTATTAGAAAAGTTTGTGGAAATCAGTGTAAAGGTACTGGACTTTATAAAGCATTAAAAAGTAAAGGACGTTATACTTGGAAAAATCACATGTGGTTCTATCTTTAATGATCAGTTTTATTTGCGATTAGTGAGATGTTCATGATTCTTCTAGTAAAATTTGAAGATATGTTTTTGGTTTTTTGATTTTATTTTGAACTTTTTTGATCTTTGACTTATTTGCATGATTACCACCATAAAAAATGACTGCTTTTCTTGCATTTTCTTTTGGTGTATCATATTCAAGATTACTGATATGATTATTTCGAGGATTGTGATCTTTATGATTTATAATCACAGTATCATAAATCCATTCCTTTGCTTCTTGTGGGATTTTATTCCAACACTCTTTTAATCGTTCAGGAGGATTTTGATCAATTGGATTAAACGTTGCCATTACCAATTGATGAATTCTTTTTTTAATTACAAAATTAGAATTTGATGGCCTTCCTTTTCGTGTATAATCATATTCATCTCCAATTAAATGTTGAGGAACTGAAAACTCAAGATACAATGAAGGATAATCTTTTGATTTTTCTCTGGGTTTCATTTTGTGAAACTCATTCGTGATAATTGTTTCAAATCCATATCTTCCTCTTGAAACTTGACGATAGGAAGTATAGACATCTCCATGATCATTAATGAAATATCCAGGAATAATTGTTCCTTTAAAATCAAAAACTAATGGCTCAAGATCATTTCTCATTTAATTCAATCCCAACTTACACTTTGTAACATGACTCCTGGCATAACATACGTATATGGTTCAGTAGAATTATAATTACCAAGTTTATAATCCCATTTATACTCAAATTTATTATGAGAGTCCCATGTCATAAATCCTTTTTCTTTATCAATCCAGGATTTAATTGTTAATTTAAACCGATTTGAATAGATATTTCTTGATTTAAGAGCACCTCCTTTTTCACGAGTCTCTACAACTGTACAAATATCTTCTGAAATAGTTCCTGAAGATTCAAGTACACAATTAGTATAATACTTGAATGCAGGTGATGCTGAAACAGGAAGGGCACTGAGAATGAGGAGGAAAGAAATAAAACTTTTCATTTTAAATTTTTCGAATAGAGATGGTGATTTGGTAGTGGTATTCTGAAATTAATCAGTCTTCCCAAGGTGCTTTGCGATTCATGATCTGCCTAAATCTCTCCACTACTTTAGGGTCTGGTGGTTGATTCAAGCGTTCTACAAGAGCATCAAAATCCTTTTTTGGCAACACAATCCTTTCAGGTTTCGCTCCCTTACCCCAGAACTTTTCAAACTCCCATTGATAGTTCATATCCAACCACCCACCATTCAGAGAACTCCAGAATGATTCCCAGATATGGTAGTCATCAAATCTAAATCCTTCGTGAGAAATTAACCGATACCACCACCAGAATGGTGTATAACGTAAAAATCTATTTGAGATAATCCATTTGTTAATTAAGACCATCTTCCTAATCGTAGTTTGCGTTCTTTTGATATGTATGGATTGTAAGGATCATCATACGGTGTAATATATTCACTCATCCAACCCCAAGAAAGTGCTTCCCAGAAGTCATCGGGAAAGTGCTCAACAGTCTCATAACAATCCATAATATATGAAATGTTACGAAAACCTTCAATAAACCACTCCCATTTAGTCATCTGCCAGTATTCTTTCCAGGTCATTTTTTGCCCTCCAAGATGTCAAGTTGTTCAGAAGCATAAGCACCAAAGTCAATCTCACAATCATCACTACAATATCCTGGCAGATGATCAATCAAATAATCATCAAATCCCAGAAAGATTTGAATAGCACGGCGTTTGTCGTGTTCTGTGATGGCAGTATGAGGAGATGCAACAATCTTGGTTACAATCTCAAAGAGTTCTTTTTTATCCACAATTAGGCATCCAGATAGTAGAGAGTTTGTTTTTCTTTGCAGTGATGTTAAAATGGTCAATCTGCCCATTCTTATGATAGATTCCGCACCAGAGGAACCCATCATCCATCATCTCAAAGTGTATCATATCTATGTCCTTGACGACAATCTCATCAGGGTTCTTTTCATCGTTCATTTCTTCCATTTCCATTCACTCTTGATGCTCCACTCTTTCCTAATGTAGGAATAGTTTAAATAATCCCAAAAAATACCTTGATAATCTTCAAAGTCCCATTCAGGGTCACGACCATCATAAGTCATCAGTTGTTTCCACAACTCAAAACATATCTTAAATGCTTTCATTTTGCTTCCCAGAACTTACCATCAGGTCCACAAGAGTAATCAAGTGATTCCCAACATTTAGCACGGAGCATATCACAGAACCTACTTTCGTTTCCAGTTACAAGATTTGTGGAAGTATTTGGTGATACACAAGTATCGTGTCGGTTCCCATATCCAAAAAGATGAGACAACCAATCTTTACGATAATACTTACAATCTTTACAAAGTTTCATTTTTCTTCTCCCGTCGTTCATCTGCCCTTTTTCTCATCATAGCATTTTCTTGAATAATCTCACCAAGTTCCATCAGTTCCTGTTTCATTTCAGGTGTAGATGTCTTTGCAACCTCATCATAAAACACTGTGATAGCAGTAGTCAATAGAATGAGTTGTCTGTATGTGAGGTTCATTGATAAGGGTTCTTGAGGTTTTTTAGAATAGCAGTAAAGAAATTTATCCTATCACGACCATACTCTACATCAACACCATGAGAATTGCAAAAATCTACAATGTCCTTTTCAATGTCGCTGGGATAACAACTATTAAATCGTGAATATGTAATGTGATTTTCAAACTCTTCTCGCATTATCTCAAACAGTTGGAAGAGTTCTTGTTGCGAGAGTTCTACTTCCCGTTCAGTTTCTTGATGTCCTTTGAATTTGATGTTCATTTACATTATACTCCGTAAAGTTCAAGAATACGACGAGCAACAACAATCGCAAGTTCTTTGTTTGCGATAGACATATCTTCCGTGATGTTTTTGGAACCTTCTTCGTGTCGTTTTTCGCCCGATTTGATATAAACTCCTCCGTTGTCTGCTTGGAGTTCTACACGATAAGTTGTTCCTTCTACTTCATCACAAAGTTCATAAACGTCGGTGATGCTGTGAACAATATCAGTTCCAGGAACTACATTGTAAGGAGAAATCATTTGTCAGAAAGTCCTACTGGTGGTTTGATGTCGTTGAGTTCATCATACAGCATTTTTGCGAACCCGTAGTGGGGTCTTGTGCCAGTTTCAATACTGGTTGAGGTTGCCACTGCCCACATAATATCAAGTTCTTTTTTATCTGGTAATGGTTTAGTCATGATAAGTTAAAGTGTAGATGAGTTTTCCAAGTGCCAATGGTTTTCTTTTGTAACATATCAGCAATCAGGTTTGGCATAAACCTCGTATACTTGTCAAGAAACTCTCGCTCTGTAAGTTCATCGCATCCACGCAAATAATAATCATTATTCACAAAATTTGCAAACTTTACAAATTCATAATCCCGCTCTTGATCAAGATTATAACGACAGATCTGCAACCAAATAGAACGACCTTCACCAGTCGCACAATAATCAATCACAAAGAAACGATAAAATGGTTTATCACTCATTATTCTTTCTCACTCGTTCAAGAAATGCAGTTGCCTGCTCATCCAATCGTGCAATCAAATCCTCAATATCAGAGATCGCAATAAAGTCATATTGCTGATTTAAGTGTTCGCAACGCAAAGCATCAATCATAGATTGAAATGCAATCATTTGTTGATGTTCTGGTGTGATTGGTGTGCCGTGAGTAAGTCCAGCACATTCCATATTGTAGTAGTCATTATATCGTTGAAGAACACGATTACTCTTCTCACGACGTTCTGCCTCTTCAAAAAATTCGTCAGGATAAGGTTCACAGTCCATAAGAGTTCCTTTGATTTCTCATATTATACAACAAAGGGCACCCGTTTTCAAGTGCCCTTGTGCCAGTTCTTCAAGTGTCCTCTTTCTTCTGCTTTTCAAGAAGTTCTCTCAGTTTCTCTCTACCATAATCCGTCAATTCCTTTTTAGCATTTCTCAAATTCTCAATTTCACTTTGAGAAAGAAAGAAACCATCAGGAATGTGCCCGTATTCTTCACTCATTTCCAACCACCATTAATTGTAGCATAAAACTCATCAAAACAATTTAAACCGTGACATCTTTCATTTAATCTTTCCAAACTATGGGTCATCAAAAATCCCCAAATAGAAAATGCCTCCTTAACTCTCCAATATCCACCACGAAGTTTGAGATAAAGAATATAAAGTTCTTCATTCATCTCTAATCTTCCTCAACCATAGAGCAAAGTTATTCCAGTGTCCGTCATTCACTTCTGTTTGGAGGTCAGCAGCACGGTTGTCTTGGTTCATTTTATCAACCAAATAACTTATCTCACAGTGAATAAGATACCGATGCATTTTTAACATCGTATCAATTTGTTCGTCAGTCATTAGAAATAATCCTTCCTCACACATTCTGTTTCAAGGTCTTTTACTCGGTCTTGTAAATCCATAATAACTTCAAGTATTTTCAAAGCATCCAGATTTCCATTCTCATCAGTAATAATTGAGAGATATGATTGATTTATAATCTCTCGTTGTTCTTCATATGGTTTATAATACCATTCTTTTCTTTGCTTTGAAGAATAGGTGTCCCAATCTGCTGGATTGTATCTCATCTCAAATCTCTCTCTAAAATATCAATACAATCTGCCCATCCACTGAAATAGTCAAAATCGTATTTGTTGTTGTCTTCTTTATGGTAATTTTTCAACCATTCTTTCACAACATTCACAATCTCATTTGCGATTACATCACCAGATTGAACGGCATCGTGAGTATAATACCATTCCGTAAGTCGTTCGTGAAGTTTCATCGTAACATCTCCTTGATTTTCTGCAAACAATGATTAAATCCATCCACAAGCAATTCAGTATCTACATTCTGACTTCCTGCTGCTGATTGTTCTTTAGGCAACCAATTTCCAATCCTATTCACAAGTTCTTCACAAGTTAGGTAATCTTCATTATCATTCCACTCAAGAATAATATCATAAAGTGTCTGTGGTTTTGGTTCTTCCACTCTCTTATACTCCACCCCATTAATAATAACGAAATCTGCATCAATTGGATGTCCAGAACCAATTGAAATATAAGATGTATTTTTATTTGGATGTTTTTTAGTCATCGCAACATCTCCTTCATTTTGCGTATTGCGTCATTAAATCCCTCCACAAGTAGTTCAGTATCTACATTTTGTGAACCAGAAGCACTTTGCGGTTCAGGAATCCAACTCTCCACCAAATCTACAATATCATTACAAGTATCAAACTCGAAACCAAGTTCATCATACAGTCTGTTGTAGAGTTTTTGTGCTTGTTGTTCTTTTATCAACTTATCAACTACTTCATCAGTGATGCGATAAGGAGGATTATCTTTCTCATCACACTCTACTTCATCATACTTCCCCTTTCGCACCTCATTAAACCAAAGTCCTTCAAGCAGACGATGAGTTTCACCATCAGTAATCTGTTTCAGGAGATTACCATCAAGTTTCTCTTTTCTCTTATACCAATAAAATTCACCAGGAAATTCAAGACGATAATAATTCTCATTATTATAAGAGACAACCTCAAACTTACCACCAAAATCAAACTCCATTTTGGGTTGAGATTTATGTGTCTCAATCTCTTTGAGGAGTTCCAGTTTCTTTTGCAATACAGCAATTTCTTTTTCAGTTTTTTCAATGTCAGTCATCGTAGTTTCTCCCGAATTTCTTCAATACAATCGTTCCAACCCTCTTGATATTCACCATAGGATTGAAATGTTTTAGGCAACCAATCTTCAACAATACTACAAATATGCTCCCTATCAACATTAGAGTAGGGGTCAAGATTAGCAAAAAGAGTAGTAGGTTTTGGTTGATACTCTTTTGCTGAGATGTTTAGATTATGAAGAATACCTTTAGAACCGAATAGTTCAAACCATTCACTCCAAGAAGAACATCCATTAGGAGGATTACCTCGTATAATACAGTTAATCATAGATGGTTCTGCTTGGATTTTATTTGCATCATCCACTAACGATTGGTGTGCTTCATAACCTTTCTGGAAGGCAAACCAAATCTTACCCTCCCAACGACAACAATCATTCTCATCAATCAAAGGATAATGACCATAAACCTCTTTGTATGCTTCTTCTACTGGTGATTTTGTTTTTTCCAGTTCTTCCAAAAATGAGAGTTTGGATTGGAGCATTTTGATTTCTTGTTTTACCAGTTCAATTTCTTTAGTCATCAGAACCTCTCCTTTACTTCTTTGAGTGCCGTATTATAACCTTGAATGATTTCAGAATAAAACTTGTTCTCCAAAGGTTCTGGAATAGTATCTTTAATCAAATCCATAACTTCATCAGTCAGTTCATCACAATCAAGAGTATCATTCAGTTTGGTTTTTAGCAAGTCCCAAAGTTTATTATAAAAACTCTTGGGTTCTACTACTTTCTGATACTTTACTCCGTGATAGTAAATACAATCACCAGATTTGAGAATTTGTGAGGGGTCCATTTCAATTTTAGGTGTCATTTGTTTAAGATAAGGAGTAGCATCCATCACACCATCTTTGATTGCTTGTCTGAAAGCATTACGCAATCCATCGGCAACTTCTTCGTGTGTCTGCCTCTTTGGTTCCCAGTTTGTTGGTTGACCTTCGTTGATTTCAGTTGGTTTCCAATCGTTATTATAAGTCATCAGAACCTCTCCTTTACTTCTTTGATTGCTGTATTATATCCTTGA